CGAACGCATTTACATCGACACAGGTGAGTGTTGGATGGACTGCCATCGGCATAACTGGAATTGTGGGTCAAATCCAAGTCACTGGGTACAGCAACGCAAGCGGAGTTCTTGATAACTATGGTTCGTACCTTTGGTCATTTACTCTTCAGACAGACACGGACCAGTCAATTGAAGGAGTGCAGTATACAACGGGAGCTATTCTTTATCCGCCGGGAAAGGTTCAATTTGTTTCCAAAAAGGTGAGTGCCCCCTTGTATGGTTACTATACAGTAAATCAAGGCGTTGTTAATTTTATTTTTTCTGTACCACCCCCGCAGGGAACAGGGAAAGGATGGATTGTGGAGAATCTTCCAGGGATAACGATGCCTCTGAGAGTCGTTTCTTATAGTCAGGGAATTAGTGATTATAACTCGGCAATTTTAGAGATTATAGATGATAGTCCCGCGCCTAAGATTGATGTCCCAGTTTATGTCAAGGGTTATCCTGCGATTATCCATGAAGCATATTACACAAACACCATTGTCCCTGGTAATTTCACGACGATATCATACGACCCCAAGGGGGTAGTAATTTTGAACCAAAATATAAAAACAGGAAACTCAGCTCATCTCAGGGACTTGAACACTGGTATACCATGGGACCCCCCTCCTGTCCAGCTTTATATAGACAAGAAAGACCGGGGGTTTTCTCAGGGGTCTGTGCTTGCTTTATCAGCAATAGGTCCTCAGGACACGTACTTGTTGAGTAACGACTATTCCAATTCACAATTTTCATCACTTTTCAAACAATATACCAACTTTGTGATGTTCCAGCGAGTCACTCCGTTTCCACCACCTAATCCCTCATATCAGGGAAATACCCTTCAAATTGAGTTGCGCCCTACAGAGCTGGGTCACTTACTTTCGAACATGTACCTTCGCGTGAAGATGCCAGCCATGAAAGGGTATGTCTACTCTGACCATATAGGAAGAGCGCTTATTAAACAGATTGATCTCCTGGTCAATGAAACAGTCATCGAGACTTTGTACGACGATTGGTACATTATTCGCGATCAACTTTTCTTGGACGCCTACGAACAAAATGGAGTTTTTGCAGCAGTTGATGCACAGTCCAATATATCTGCGCCTATTATTGGAACTGGTGGTAACATAAATTCAAACATTTTATCGAATACGATTCACACCTTTACGACGAATGGTACGTTCACAATCAACACAGCCTCACAGGTGAACCTCCTCGTGGTGGGTGGCGGCGGTGCTGGATCTAACGGTCTTTATACAACTACAAACTCTTCAAATATTTACTATAGCCCTGCGACTCCCACCACTCTCACAGTTTCCCTTTCGTCCATGCTTGGCGCAGCGGTTGGTTCAAACACGGCGATCACTTCTAGTAAGTGGTCAGCAGCACCTTCATGGTCAAATATCACCGCAGTTTCTACATCTGGAGTGACTTTGAAATTAGGCACCGCTCCCACATGGGGTTCATTCTTAACAGGAACTTCCAGGATCACAGTTGGAAGTAACGTGTTTACGGGAACTTCTACAAATCTTACAACTATAAATCCTACAACTACACCAGCCATAACAGTTTCGCCTGCCGCTTCGTCGGCACTCGTTGGTTTACCAGCCACCTTCGTTTCCTCAAATGTACAATTTAGTGGGACGGTTTCGGCTGCCAACTCGTCTACCATTACAATCAACCCTGTGACTGGAATTCAATGGATTATTTTACCTTCCGGTCTAAACATGACTATTTACAATGCTATGGGAGGAGGTGGTGGAGGAGTCGTAAACCAGTCTGTATTTTTACTTCCGGGAACGTACTCAGTGACCGTTGGGTCCGGTGGGACGCAAGCAAGTCCAAACGGGACCTCCTCAAGTTTCAACGGGTACATTGCTACGGGCGGGTACGGAGGGGTGTATGGTGGGGCGAGCGGAACCGTTTACACTTCAAATGCACAGTTTACGTATTTGAACAACACAGCCTTTGCGTCCGGTGGTGGCGCGGGTGGGAGTGCAAATGTGACGACAGGTACGGGAGCCTCAGCATTCACGACCGCGGGCACGCTCGGTAGTGGTGGTGTGGGAGCTTTATTCAGTAACGCAGTTTATCCCTATTCGGCATCTTACTTTGGAGGTGGTGGTGGGGGTGCATCGAACACAGCAATTACAGGAACTCTCGCAACGCCCGGAGGTTCGGGTGGTGGAGGCGCCGGTTCGAGTAACGTCACTGGGTTCTCTGCGCAGAACACAGCGGCAGTCAATGGGACCGTGTACACGGGTGGTGGGGGCGGTGGCGCGTTCGGTAAAACTCCCGGAAACGGCGGTTCGGGTGTCGTGGTCATCTGGTACTCTGCAACTGCAAACGTCGTCCCGAGCTCAGATATCATTACCCCACTCGAATTCTTTTTCTGTCGGCGACACTCTGCAAACAATAAGGCACGTGAGCGACTTCGGCGTCCGTACTTCCCTCTGTGCGCCATGTGGAATCAGCGTCTCTATGTGCGTTTTACCTTTCAGCCAAATACGTGGTGGTGTAATGCACCCACGGGAAGTAAAATGGATATTTACTCACCGGATACAACTAATTTACCGACCCTCATCACAGAGGAGATTCTTCTCAATGACGACGAGCGTTTGTACTACATGAATACTCCACTAAAATATCTTGTGCCCAAGGTTCAAAAGGAGTCAACCCTGTCCTTTTCGGGTAACAATCCGCAACTCGAGTTGACAGCCAGTTTTCCCGTTCAAACCTTGGCATGGTTTTTCAGAAATAAGAATTACGAAGATGTGAGTGATGGTCGCTACTCAGACTCGCGGTACAGCTACGGGTACACGACACAGTATATCGCAACTGGTATCCAGCTCCAATTCCCTTCGGGCAACTCCAATTTCGTGGATGTGATTAACACTGCAAAGATCACACTCAACAACGTAGACATTCTCAGTACTTTCCAGGGGTCCCTTTATTACTCGTTCAAACAGCCGATGGAACACGGTTTGAGTATACCATCTAAAAATATCTATACGTACTCATTTGGGCTCACTCCAAAAGAGTACAATCAGGGTGGGTACCTCAATTTTTCAAAATTAAAATCACAAACAACGTCTCTTTCACTTACATTTAACCCTCAATATACCGCGCAAATTACGCAGGGATACAACCTGTACCTGTTCTATTATGGGTACAATCTTCTTCAATTTCAGGGCGGTTTCGCAACAACTCCTTTTCAGTAATTAGATATGAGATAATTCCATTCGTGATGCACCAACGAATGAAATTGAGTTGGGCGACGGTGGTTGTGAGTCCCTTGAATTCGATACGCTCCGTTCGACAGAACGGGTCGAAAAGCTTTTTACTGTACCCGTCAAGGCTCGACTTGTATGCCACGTGTACAGTAAACATCTTACCGTTAGGGGCTGTATAAGTCACCTGCTTCGTCTTCGAGTAATTTGTCACAAACCACTCAAGCTTGCGTAGAGAAATTCCCTTGCGATGCTCCAAAATATCAAACAACTGATCGTGATTTTTTGGGTCATCAAAAAAACGTTCGAGACTCGTCAGCAAAAGTGCAGACTTGTTCATTAATCTAATTAGGTTCTAAAGCCTTAAGTGAAGCTTCGCACGGAACAGTCACTGCGTGACTGGCTAGGATTCCCAAGGAGCTTTCACACGTTCAATTTGTTTCAAGACGGGTGGAGGGATCTGACTTTGGTGAAACCCACAGTACCCATTCTCTTTTGGCTGTTTCATACAGCGCTTCTTACTCTTGAGAACACCTTTACAGAATGTACACTCCACCTTGGCAGAGTCTTTCATGAGTTGCTCAACTGGAATATCATACGTCTTTGAAACAAACTCTAGGGCACTGACGAGTCTGAGATTGACTCGACGACTCACCTCCTCCTCAATCAGGTCTAGGATCTGTTGTTCCATCTTACTATCTATACTGTTGAAACTTTTAACCCGAAACGAGTGAGGAATGCTTTGCGCGCTTCCATTTCAGATGTACTTGTTGCTTTGACCATGAACTTTTTGTCAAATATCTGATCAGCACTCACCAACGGTTCCAAAAGATCCTGAACTGGTTTTTTGAATTGGTTGCTAAAATAGTAATCGTAATCGATCGGTATTCCCTTTTCACGGACCCATGCAGGGTCTTCCGCCTTTTCGTACATTTTACCCGACCCTTTGACAATCACAAAGGGAACCCTGTCGCCTTGCTGAGGCTCTGAACCTGGTGCACGCGCCCTAATTTTATCTCTGACCTCAACGTGTGCCATTTTCACCTTGTAGTCCGCCGCAAGCTGCTTACTCATCAACAGCTTTTCCATAGGCACCTTTCCATTCATGAGGTCCCGGGCAGCTTCCCGCGCCGATTCTATCACAGGACGTGGATCGCTCGATTCCAGAACCATCCCTAAAAGTTTCTTGAGCGTCTCGCGAACGAAGGGACAAC